CCGTCCTTGAGGGAACAGTTGACGGTCTTGGCCAGTTTTTCGGGAATGCCCTTCGCGAGGAGCGGGCCGGTGATCTCCTCGATCCGCTGGAACTCGTCATTCCAGTACTTGTTGGCGCGCTCGAACGCGGCCAGGACGCCGGGGCCTTGGGCCGAGGCTGCCGACCGAATATCGTCGGACATGGCGCCGTAGAGGGTGCGCAGGTCGCGGATCGAGTAGCCCTCGATCGCCTGCGGGGATTTGATGATGTCACCGACCTTTTGGCGGAGGGAGCGGACGGCCTCCAACGGGAGCTGCCCGGTCGCGGACATGTCCTGGAGGATGGCGTTACCGAGGCGCCCCATCGGCGTCGCGATCGTCTCCCGGTTCACGTTCGTCAGGCCGGGAATACCGCCGGCAAGGTCGTTCACGGCACGGATCGAGTTGGTCAGGGTGATCGGCGTGTTGAGAGGGAGCTGGGACAGGAACGCGTTGTCGAGGGCGTAGCCGGTCGTGTTCATGGTACCGTAGCGGTAGCCTTCGATGCCCTCCTTGAGGGCCTGTCCGACGACGGCCTGCTCGGGGCGGCCGGTCTGCGTGGCGATCCGCTGCCCAACCTTGGCCGCCTCGCGCTGGACCTGCTCCTTCAGCTTGTCGGGAGCGAGCGCTTCGACGCCGCGCCAGAACCGGCTACCGGTCGCCTGCCCGACCGAGGGCTGCACCTCCCAAGCGGCGGCGTCGTCCAGGGCCTGCCTGACGTTCGCGATCCCCTGAGAGCCACCGGCCAGCATCCGCCGGAAGACGGCCGAGGTGGCCTCACCGAACAGACGGCCGAAGGCCTCGCCCCCAGCGTTCAGCATCGTGGTCAAGGCGTCGTGCTGGACCTGCTCGCTTACCGGCGGGTTCGGTGTTCCGGTCATGACGGTGATCAGGTTACGTACGACCCGATCGCCCGCAGCCGCGCCGAGCCCGCTACCAACGACGGCGCCGACCGGGCCGGCCGATCCGAACCCGAGTGCGGAACCGAGTGCGCCGCCCGCCATCTGCCCCGCCTCGGGCGCGATGCTCGCAACGTCGCCCCAGTCGAGACCGGACGGGTTGTAGGGGATCGTCTGGCCACCCTGGGTGATATCGAAATTGTCGCCCTCGGTCGGTGTGACGGTCGCACCGGGATAGTACTGCTGGAGCGCCTGCTGCCGGAGGGCCGGGGTTTCCTTGGAACCGACGACGGTGCGGATTTCGGGGGGTACGGTGTCGGGGATGGGCGAAGCAGTCGGCTGCCCCTGCGCGGGTGGTACGAGCCCGCGCGCCCGCGCCTCTTCCAACAACGGTGCCTTGTCCGCCGGCAGTATCCCGCGACGCTCGGCCTCAAGCAACAGTTCGATCCGGTCGGTCATTCGGCCAGCCGCTTCAGGAGTTCCTCATTGCTGAGCTTCTGGATTTCGAGTTTCGGTGCGGCCGGCGCGACCTTGGGCGTGGCGCTGGCGCCTTTGCCCCCGGCGGTCGGCGGGTTCCAGCTCTTCGCCTCGTCCTCCATGACCTTCGCGCGTTCCTCGCGGGCCTTGTTGCGCGCTTCGGAGGGGAGGAGCTTCTCGCTCACGACCTGATCGGCGAGGGTACCGTCGATCCGGGCGAGCTTGTCCAACCGCTTGACCCGGCGGGCCGTGATGTACTCGGCCATCTTCCGGCCCTCGGGCGTCATCAGGACACCGGGCGTCGCCGTCTGCACCCACTCGCGTTCCTCGGTCGTGTCGTTGCCGCCGAGAGCCTTCATCCGATCGAGCACCGCCGTCGCGGTCAGATCGCGGGCGGCCTCCACGCTGGCGACCGACTTCGGATCGACCTTCACCCCGAGGGCCTGGAGCTTCTTGAGGATTTCGGTCTTGGTCTCGGTAAAGGAGCCGGTGTTGATACCTTCGAGGGTGCGGTTCAGCTCGCGGATGTTCTGGAGCTGGCCCTGAGCCTTGTCGGCATCGGTCTGCGTGCTGGCGAGCGCCTTGCCCGTCTCCTGATAGTAGGGCGTTGCGGCGGCGCCCTGCGTCGCGTTGTAGATCGCGGTCGGGCTGACCTGTGTCGTGACGCGCGTACCTCCGGCCGCACGGAGCGCCATTTCCTCTTCGAGGTAGTTCGGTAGCCGACTCAGCCCTTCCTTGTCGCTCCAAATCCAACCGTTCCCGAGCGACTTCGGGCCTTTGCCCTCGGTCAGTTTCGGCGGCGCGATCACGGTGTCGATCTTGCCCTCCGGCGAGACCTGGATGACACCGCCCTCGAAATCCTTCGGGTCCACGCCGAGGAACTGGGCGGCCTGTGAACCGGCGAGGTGCTGGTAACCGGCCCCACCGATCTTGCTGGACAGGGCGCCCTGAAGGAGCTTGTCGAAGGAGTCGGACGCGAGCAGGGCGGCGCGGCCCTTGGTGTCGAGGCGCTGGAGCAGGTTGCGGAGCGGAGCGCCCGCGTCGGGTTGACTGGGGTCGGCGCCAGCGGGCGGCGCGGCGAGCGCATCGAGCAGGCTCATTCGGCCCTGCTCCAGCTCCCGCTGCTTACCGGCCTGTCGCCAAGCACCGATCGCATCGCCGATCGAGGCCAGCCCGAGACCGAGGTTGGGAATGTCGCCGCCGGAGTCGTAACCGTATCGAGGCATCACGCGAACGCCTTTGCAATGCCACCGCCCCCGAGCAGCAAATCACCGAGGATACCGGATCGGCCTCCGGTCTGCACCGGCCCGCCCTGTCCGATCTGGGAGGTCGAGAGCTGCCCGCCGACACCGAGGATCGAGAGCAGCGCCTGGACCCGCTGGTTGAACAGCTCGATCCCCTTGTCGAGGCCGTACTGTTCGACCATACGGGGAAGGGCTTGGGCTTGCAGGTTCGTCACGAGGTCGTTGACCTGCGCCGTGTTCGCCTGCGTCTGCTGGGTGATAGCCTGCGTCTGAAGCTGGCGTTCCTGTTGGTACTGGTCGGACGCGATCTGTTTTGAGATGTCGCCGATCTTGTCCAAGTAGCTTTGACCGGCGAGAGCCGAGGCCCGGTCGAACGGACTGGAACCGTCGCCCTGGATTTGCTGGCCCGCCATCGTGAACTTGGAGCGGAGGGTTGGCGTGACGACGTTTTGGAACTCGGAGCGGACGGGGCGGATCGCGGCTTCGATCGCGCCGGCAAGGTTCGGATTGCGATCGACGGATAGATAGTCCCCGCCGAGGATACCGGCGAGCAGGCTATCCCTGTTGGTCGTCCCCGCGTTCGCCGAGGTCGTGCCCATTAACGCGGCGAGCAGGTCGTTTTCGTTTCCGCTGACCGGCGCCGTCGTCTGCCCTTCGTAGCCCGGAATTCCGGCGAGGCTTGGTGCTGACTGGCCCCCGATCAGTTGGCTGATCAGCCCGGCCAGTCCGCCCTGAAGGTTCCGGTATGGTTTCGGAACCAGTGCTTGCAGGTTCCCCAGTTTGCGCTCGCTGGGTACGTCGGCGCTCGCGCCAGAGCCCAATAGGGTTTCGCTCATTGCTCAGTCCGATCTCGAACACCGTGCCGATCGGACGGGCTTCCCCCAGACGGGTTGCGATTCGTGTCCATGCCTCGTCCGGGCCACCTGTCCAGTTGGCTGCCAGAACCGTAGTGTGCCCTTTTTGCAACAGGAGGGCAACGGCTGCGTCACAGAGGGCGTGGATGGCGTCGAGACGACCGCGCGGGCTGTAGAGATGGACGATGCGCGGCATCCGGCAAATGGGCGACATATCGAAGGCGATAATCATGGCGGCGATCGGTTCGAGGCCCTCCATGGCCGTGAGGCACTCGGCGCCGTCGCGGGCGAGCAGGAAACCGAGCGAGGCGCCCTCGGGGGCCGTGGGGATCGATGCGGCCATCTCCAGGAAGAACGGGTGTTCGTTCGCGAGGTCGGGGTTGCGGAGGGGGACGATCCTCATACGAAGGCCATCCAGGAGACGGTGACGGAGGTGCTGGTCAGAGGGGCTCCGGCGGCGTCCCAACAGCGCACGTTGAAGGCTGTGGCCGTCAGGTTCCACGCTTGGCAGGTCGCTACGAACGCCGCGCCCTGAAAGCAGACGATGACGTGCGAGGGGGTCTCGCCGAGACCGTGCGCGATCGTGATATCCCCGTTGGTGCCATCAGTGGTCGCAGTGGCCAGCCCGTGGTCAATCGACCCGAGCCGGTTGACCGCGAGGGCGAGGGCACGGAGGGCTGTGTCCACCTGCCGCCCGAGGATCGGGAAGGTCGTGATGACACCGTTCAGGTCACGCGGGGTGACCTGCGGGATGAGCGTCCCTTCCGTAACCTTAATGCGCACAGGGCTTCCGCAATTCGGCTAGGGTACCGGCCCGGACGCGCCCGCACTCCCGGCAGGTGACGCGCCAATCGGTGCAGGCTTCCCATTCGGCCTTCAGTTGCTCGGCCTTCTCGGGCTTGATCTTTCGACGTGCGTGCCTCAATCGCGTTCTCCTACCGGTGCAATGTCGGCGTCCCAGCCGGAACAGGTCCACACCCGATCCACTCCGGTCGTCCCCATGCGGACGGCGTAGAACCGGCCCACGTTGTAGGGGTTGACGAACCGGTCCCCTACGTGGCTCAGGTCGTAGGGGAGGGTCTGTTGGGGCTGGAGGTTACCAGCAAGCTGGTCGGCCGTATAGATCGTTACATCCAGATCGTAGGAGGCGCCGGGTACCTCGTGGCAGAACGGGTAGAAACGGGTCACGCAGCCCTTCACGCGACCATCGATTGCCGGTTTCGTACCGGTCAGAATCCAGCTCTCGATCGGCTCACCGTCCTGACTGTTGGCGCCCCACAGAACGTGGACCTCGCCGGCCGCCGTGCCCATCAGGTTGAAGGGGTAGGCCGCCTTGAAGAAGCGGTCGTCGAAGCGGAAGTGGAGGGTGGACCACGGAACGCCCAGCTCATCGAAGGTGATGTTGTCCAGGCGCTCGGCGTAGCCGGTACAGGTCGCCGGTAGGTCGCAGACGGTAAACGGCGCCTCCTGCTGACTGTCCACGATCTCCAGGTAGTTCTCCACGAAGGAGCGCGCGGGAGAGGTGTTCGTGGGGTCGGTCGTGAGCGGAATGATCCAGTGCACCTCGCCGGTCTCCTCGGCAAAGTGCGCCTGGGCTTGATTCAGGCGGCCGGGGTCCTGCTTGCGGATGACCTCGCGCATGACCTGATAGTTGATCTCCAGTACGGTCACGCCGTCGAAGCGGTACTGGGCGTCCGGCCCGAGGAACTCGTGGGAGTCGCCGAAATCGGCCACCGTTCGGGACGACAGGCAACCGAGGCCGGTGATGACCTGCCGGAACGCGATGTACTCGGGTGGGCCGATGAAACTGGCGAGAGCGATCGTCCGGGCGCCGTAGAGGACCAGCGAATCCGCGAGGCTCTGGAGCGTCAGGATCGGATCGACCCCATCGAACGCGACGAACTCGGCGGCCTCCAGTGTGGTCACGTTGAAGGGGTCGCCGAAAGCAGTCGTCCGGATCGACTGCCTCTTGCTGGCGCCGGACTCGGTGATGTTCCCGTAGACCATCATGTTTTTCCAGCGGCGCAGGGTCCGGCAGGTGAAGCCGAAGGCGGTCATCCGTTCGACTTGCGTGTCAGTGCCGTTCCACCGGCACACCGGATCGACGCCGTTGGTTCCGATCCACCAGTCAGCGGGACCGGGCAGGCCCCGGTGGAAGAGGTCGGTATCCCAAGGCAGGTCGGTATCGTTGGTGAAGACTGAGCGGATCGTGTAGCTCACGGCGCCGGAGGTGTTTGGGCCGGCGGCGGTCAGCACCAGTGTCGTGTTGTTGGTGACGGAATCGACCTCGTACCAAGCGGCGTTCGGCCCGCCGGGTTGCTCGGCGGCCGTGGGGTTGCGCTGGGTCGAGGAGCCGAAATGGATGCGGTCTCCGGCCTTGACGTTGGTGGTCCAGGTGGTGCCGGAGCCGGTGACGGTCGTGGTGGCCGCGCAGGAGGCGGTACCGGTGGCGTAGCGGGGGGTCAGATAGGCGATCGTGTCCCCGGACTCGATCCATTCGTAAAGGTCGGTCGTGGAGGCGAGGAGGAGCTTCTGCGAGCCGCTGGAGGAGAAGTACTGGTCGATCAGGGTGACCGGGCCGTTCAGGGTCCAGTTCGGGCTGAACGGCGACCAGCCCACGTTCGCGTTGGTTACGTCGCCTTCAACGATCCGGACATTCAAGCAGTCGGCCAGTCCCCGGTTCGGAATCTGGATCGGCGGCACATTGTATTGCACGCCAAGGTTGGGCTTCAGGACCGGCGCCGGCTTGCGAAACGGCATGGCTCAGGGCTTTCAGGCCAGTGAAAAGGACGTTGCGGTTGCTTTCGACGGCCGCCGCAGCACTCGCGTTCGTCCTTGATACATCAACGAGCCACCGGAGCGCTACCTCTGGGAAGCAGCCTCGGGTCGGTCGGATTTCGCCGGTCGCCTGATTGACCTCGGGAGGAAGGCCGGTGCCGTCTATCCACCAGATGCACCGGCCGCGCTGCTTATCGGTCTTGCACTGGCAAGGCACTCAGCACTTGTCCTTCTTCATCTTCTTCATCGGCGTGGATTTGGTCTTTTTAGCCATGGGAACCTCACTGTTTTTGGCAGAGGAGAACGTCGATGTAGGCGGGGCGCCAAGTGCCGTCGCCGACGTGGGTGTGGGCGGCGGATTCGGTGGAGGTCGTGCCGGCGACGTTGACGGTGTGGGTGTGGTTGTCGAGCGGGGTGGAGGGGCCGCCGGAGGAACTGGTTCCTTGGGACGAACCGCCCGATTTGGCCGAGGTCGTCGGGGTTACATTGAAGGTATGGGCGTGGTTGGCCGTTTCCGCCGAGAGGCCGCTGATCGCCCAATTGCCGCCGAGGCCGAAACCGGTCGAACCAGTAGACCGGAGCAGAACGTCGTGGATGTTGAGTTGCGTCCATCCGGTCGGAGCAGTCGGCTGCGCGAAAACCACGACGGTTCCTGTAATGAACTCCTGCGCGATGTTCTGCCACACGGCCGGAATGCCGCCGGAGACGCTCGCGGCGCGCTGAAACCGGAGGCGGTTATCGTCGGCATTGACGTAGAACGCGCCCTCGCACCAATCGGTGATCCCATTGCGCGTGGCGGTTGATCCAGCATTCACCTGATGCCGCCCGGTCGCCACGTCGTGTTCGGTCTCGAACATATTCTGAAGCTGCGTTCGGTGCGCACGCTCGTTCGCCGGAAACTGATCGACGAAGCTGTTATCGGTGGGATTGGTCGGATCGGTCGTAAAGGGCATCAGACCCACCAAGGCAGGCGTTGCGGACCACCGGCATCCGTCCGGTAGGCGAGGGTGTCGGCGTTGGCGATCTGCGCGATCTTGTCGGCTTGGCGGGCGCGGGTGAACTCGGCCTCGGCTAGGGCAAGGTACTTCTGGGCGCGCGGATCGTCGATGTTCATGTCGGAGCCGTAGGCGAGCCCATACCAGCGGAACCAAAGCGGGACCTGCTCGGTGAACCAGTTGCTGTCGTCGGCAGCGGACAGCGCCGGCAGGCGACGCCAGTAGGGGATGCTGATCCGGTACTCGCCGTCGCCGTAATCGCTGGCGCCATCGGGTTTGGGGTACTGGCGGATCGTCATCGTTCCGTCGTCGGAGACTGAGGCTTGGTAGAGGTAGGTGGGTGCGCCGGTCGAGTCGCCCTCGAACCCGCGAACGACCTGATCGCCTCCGGTGAGCCAGTCCATACCGACCGTCGCGCCCCGGAACTCGGTGTACCAAGGTTTCCCGCGCGCACCTTTCCAGTCGGCGACCGTCGTCAGGGCGTTGCCATTGGCGACCACCGTCGTCACCGTGGCCGTGGCGCGCTGGCACATCCAGTTGTAGCGGCGCTGGATTTCGCGCAGTCCATCATTGAGGATTTGCGGGATACGACCAACGGTATCGGCCGGCGTATCCCGCAACCACGCTTGAACTTCGGCTTGCAAGAAACCGAAGGTAGCCATTTAGCGGCCTCGGCCGCCCTTGCGCCGTCCTGCCATATCGCTCTCCTTTGTCAGACTTTGTAGGCGGCGGCGAACTCTTCGGCAGCCGCTCGGGTCATCGTACCGTCGTGCACAGGTTCGTCGTCCGGGCCGATGACACGCCACCGGCCGAACCCTGCGTGCTCGATACGAAGATTGTTGATCGTGGCGACCACTTCGCCCTGGGCGACGGCGCCGTACTGTTCGTGGATGCGACGGGTGGCTTCGTTGATCTTGGCCTGTTTTTCCTGTTCGCGGAGATGTTCATCGACGGGAAAACAGGCGTTGCGGGCGGCGTCCAGTGTGACTTCATTGCCGCGAAAGTCGTAGTAGCGGCCGGGCTCGTCCACATACATCCCGATCCAGATGCCCAGTTGCCGATTCTGGCGGATTTCACATCCGCGCTCAACATCAAGGCCTTTCTTTGGGGCGGTCGCCGTCATGTAAAAATCCCGTACTTGGTGCGGTTGTCGTCGCGCACGGTCGAGGCCGTACGGTCACAGGTGAGTGTGTCAACCATACCACAGTCGTAACGGGTAAAGTAAAGCCCATTTGGGCGCAGCGGACGGCGGAAGCGCCGGATGCCCTCCACCAGACAGTGGAGGAACCGGCGCGGGGTCACTGGTCGCGGAAGGCCGAGATCAGCGCGTTGACCTTGGCCGTCAGGTCGCGAAGGTTGTTGCGAATGACCACGATCGAGGCGTTCGCTGAACCGGCGGCCGTGCTGGAGGCGTCGGCCACGGTGCAGGCGGGCACGGCCGCGAGTGTGTCGTCCGCCGTACCAGCGACCGTCCCCATCGAGTCGGTCAGGCTGGTCGGAGCGGAGCGGTTCGTGAAGAGAGTCATCACGCCATCTCGGTAAGGGTGTCGAGGTAGGCCTTGGTCATCGGCAGGTCCTCATATTCGATCCAGACGAGGCCCTGTCCGTTGTTGCTGGCGGTCGTCACCTCGACCTTCAGGTAGGCGCCCTCGGCGACCACGAGCGGAACGTCGAAGTCCTTATAGGTTTTGCCGCCCACCGCGAGGATATTGGGGCCGGTCGCAGTACCGAGCGAAGTTTCGGTCGTGCCGGTGACCGATTGGACCTGGAGGACCCATACGGGGCCGTTCGTCTTCGCCTCGTCCACGAGGTGGACACCGATCCGCCAGACCTTCAAGGGACCGGCGATGTTGAAGAGGTCGTCCGTGGTGGCGCCGAGATCGACGACGGCATCCGTGGTGCGGCGGACTTTTGCGTGCGGGAGACCGAGCGACATGGCAGTGCCTTATGCGGAGGTGACGTAGACGGAGCGGGCGGTCGTGGCGCCGGTCGTGGCCGTGGACCACGGTGTGAACGTCTCCAGGGTGCCGACCCAACCCAGCTCCCAGAAGCGGCCGAGGTCGGACTTCACGGCCGACATGCGCAGTTCCGGGTCGCGGATGACGGCTACGCGGGCGGCGTCGGCGCCGAAGAACAGGGCCTGCCCGAGAACGGTCGTGGAGCCGGCCGAGTTGTCGAGCACGTTGTCGTTGTTGGTCTCGTAGAAGTCGATGTCCTCGAACGACGCGACGTAGGACTTGACGAACGCGGCCTTCTCGGGGCGGAACACGAACCAGTCCTTGTAGAGCGGGTCGTTCTTGATGCCGCGAGCGGCGGTCGTCGAGAGGCAGCCGACGTAGCGCTGATTCGCGTAGTAGGGGCAGAGCAGGTTCCGCTTCAGATAGTCGCGGATGTTCTGCACATCGATGACAGTGAGGTTCTTGTCGGCGACCTGGGTGACGGTGCCGTTCGTGACGAACACGCCGCCGGTCGTGACCGGGGTGTACCGGATCGGGGTGGCCTTCAGGGAGGTCGCGGCCATCTCGTCGGTCGTCAGGGAGATTTGGTTGGTGAAGGCTTCCTTGAGCTGCGGTTCCAGCTCGAAGTGGGTGATATCGACTTCGAACTCGGTGAGCTGCGTCTTGGCGCCCCACTCGGAGACGGACACCACGCCGGTCGTGACCGAGGGACGGACGGAGGGGAGGTAGTCGGTGTCGGCGACCCGGCCGGCGCTGGCGAGCTTGCCGATGCGGGTGTAAGTGAGCGACTGACCCTTGCCCTTGCCGTATCCGGGCTCCGGCTGCACGAACTGGTAGAGGACCGTATCCTCGTACGCCTGCATCCGAACGGTCGAAGATAGTGCGTGGTCGCGGTAGACGCCGGAGGGGCTATCAGCAAGCCAAGCCATGAGTCGGTCCTACAAGAGAGTGTGGCTTTTCGGCAACAGTACGTACCGAATTGCCACACGTCAAGTAGGATCAGTAGCGAGAAATCCCGGCTTTGTTTTGGCGGGCGCGGATTTCTTCGAGGTAGGAGGTGCGGGCGGGTTCGGGAACCGGAGTCGTGGAGGTCGGCGTGGAACCGCCGCCGGTTCCACCGGTGCGGTGTTCGGCAGGGGCCGGAGCTCGGTACTTGGCCAGTTCGGTCTCGGTGCGCTTCGCGATGGCGCGGAAAAGCCGATCGGGGTTGGTCTGTGCGAGTTGGACCGGATCGAGCCCCT